GTATTATATACTATCTTTCCAACTAAACTATTATGTTTATCATCATCTTCATATAAGTTACCTGTTCTACCCATTAGATAGCGTCTCTTTTTACTATCTAAATCTACTTCTATTATAGGTAACTCTTCTTCTTTATCTAGTGGTTCAAATACAACTTCAGTAATATTTTCTGTGGATTTTTTTGATTGAATAGCTTTAGGAGTCACCTGTTTTTGTTTAGGACTTTGTCTAGCTATTTTTAGTTTTGATAATAAATAGTTCGCATAGTCAGCATTAGAAACAATTTTATCAACAGTTTTGTTAATCAAGTCTATATGTAACATCTGTTCAAAACGAATAATAGTTTTATTTATAGATGTGTATACATATATAACATGTAGAGGTTTTTCTATATCATCAGAATATCCTATAAAATTTTTAGGTATACTAAGATTAATAGATCTAAATATAAATAATACATTAGAATCTAAGGTATCATATAATTGTTTAGATAGTTCTTCTAATATATCTGTTATAACTGGTACTAGATCCTTATTAAATTTAGAATATAGAACGTTATTATATAATATATTTTTTATAGATTCACTATCTATCTTTGTTTTTTTAGATATTGTATCTACTATTTCTTCTTGTCTATCTAAACTAATCTTAAAAATATCAAAAAAATTGTCACTATTCTCCCTATATCTAAATAATAAGTTCTTGCTATAACCAATCTCTTTAAATGCGACTGATGACATGTTGTTAGGTTCTATTGGATTTAATATTGATATTGGATTATAGACCATCTTTGTACTAAATAACTTATCTAGAGGAGTTCTAATCCTTCTATCTAGATATTCGCTAATAGCGTCTTGGGATATTTCACTAGGTTTTTTTTCTATAGTAGACATTTCAGGCAAGGCTTCTTTATATTCACTGTCTATTTCTTTTTTAGAAACCTGTCCATAGAAAACATCATCTATATGCTTACTGATAGAACTAATCATCTTCTTTATAATATATAAATATTAGAATAAATTGGTAAGTTTTAACATATAGATCTCGAAGATATAAAAGCCTATAATAGCTATATAGATAATAGCTACTGGATAACTAAAAATAGATAGCTCTCGACCAGTACCAAAATGACGCATTTTACCGTCACTTGTAAACATGATAGATGGTTTAGCATACCATATAGATAAACATATAAGTATATAGAAAAATAAAAAGTACTGTAGATTGTTTCTAATAGTAAACATAAATGTTATTATATTTAGATATAATTATTTCTAGCAAAAATATATTTATGCCTCTATAGTAAGTACTATGTATTATAAAAGCTATCTATTCTATATATTATTATTTATGATACTTTATATTTATTTGCGTAGTAGATATAGATTAGAAAAATATACAAGTTATAAAAGTATAGTAGTAACACCACAGCCAACTATATATAAAAATTTAACTATTTCTACATGGCATAATAGTTCACTATATAAAAACCTCGCTAGTAATATAGCAAATATATTTCCTATAGAAAATATAATTAAAACTGGTGGAAGTGTAGAGAATATCTATAATGTGGAAAAGTCTAAAAACATGTTGGGACTTGTACAAGATGATACTCTATATAACTATGCTAAAGAAAATCCTAACACAAATGTTAGATATATTACCATGTTAGGATTAGAGCAAATAACGGTAATTACACTAGCTAGCTCAAAAATAAATAGCTGGACTGATATACAAGATAAACGCATTGGTACATTTAGCAGGGATAGTGGATCCTATAGAACACTTGAAAAAATACTAATGATTAACAAGGAGTTGAAACAAAATAGTATAGTACCAATAGATAATAGTGATAAAATAGTGAATATGCTATTAGATAAAAAAATAGACTTATTTTTTGGTATAGTATCAAATCCAGATCCTATATTTATAGATATAGCTAAAAAGTATCCTATTAAAATAATAGGAATAGATGGTATTGATAAAAAACTACTCAAAATAGCACTCCCATACTATACAGAAGCTATTATAGATAGTACTGATTATAGAGTTACTGCTAATAAAACTATACATACATTACAGACTGGAATTTCACTGGTATGTCATAAAGACTTGGATCAGTTAGATAGTTATCTACTTATAAAAACACTTTTTGGTAATTTTAGCTATATAAAAAATAATGGCGATAATTTATATAAGTCTCAAATGTTTGAGTTTAATCCTACCTATCTATATAATGTAAACTATAGTGTTGATTTACATAGTGGTATAAGAAAATACCTAAAAGATATCAACTTGATTACTAGTAATCCCAATGAAGACTGTATTTATAAGGTAGGAATAGAAAAATGTAAACTTAAATATATTAATGGCTATAGACTAATATAACACTAGCTTAAAGCAGACCTTAGGTTAAAGCTAATCTAACTATAATAAATATATATTATGGTTAGATTAACTTATTTACAAATGGTAGTTATGGCTGTCAATAGACTTAAGGTAAGAGGTACTAAAGGTGTAAGTAGACAAGCTATTAAAAAATACATTGCTAACTATTATGGAAGAATGATTAATGCTAATATTAGTGAACCAACTTTTAATAAATATGTATCTAATGGTATTAATAGAGGAGTAGAGAGGGGAATATTAGTACAGAACAAACAGAGCTTCAAGTTAGGTGAAAATGGTCTTAGAGAATATAGAAATATACAAAAAATAAATGGCAATATACTTTGTAAAATGCCAGGGGCTAGAAAAACAATTCATCCTAAAGCTATGGTTAGGGTTAGACACCATATAAGAGTAAATAGAACAACTGGTACTAGAACAGTTGTAGCTAGTCATATTAGAAAGTTTTAGGTAACCTTAAGTCCCTTTGTAGTAAATGATAAAGAATGTCTATTTCTCTCTTCCATGTCACCCTCAAATCTATAGTCAGGAGACAATAATTTACTATATTGTTGTTTATCTTTATCTTGGTCTATACAACAATTATTTCCTATCTTACAGTTTGAACATATGGCTCCATCCAAATTTCTATATTTTTTGGATGAAACCTGGGTTATTCCCAATGGCATCTGACACTTACCTTGAACGCATTTACCAAATGTGTTAGGATAGTTTTTATTTGCCTTAAAGAAGGGACATTCATAGTCATTTAGACAGTCACTATCCCATACTCCCACTACACTAAGTGGTTTTCCATATATATCTATCTGGGTTTCACACTCATTTTTATTTAGTGCTATCTTGCCATAACATTTTTCATCGTGTTTTAACTCAATCTCTCTTCTTGTTAATATAGCGTCTATATCTGTTTTAGATGGCACTATGTTATCATTATAGTCACTACCATTATTATAACTATGGATCATAGGATTTCTAAATATTCTTAAATTGTTTTCTACAGGAGCACTAGATTCCCTATTACTACTAAATTCATAACCTTGTAGCTCTAAACTATGAATTGTTAGGCTATTCTCAGTAGATATAACATACTTTACTAAGAAATCTATAGGTCTACTATGAAAACTATATAGTAACTGTCCCTCTATCATTTGAGTACCATTCTCACTTTTTGCTACTCTAATTACTCTATAGTCCTTAGTTATTGTATAGCAGTCACTATCTACGCATTTACCTTTATTTTTTATAGCTATATCTATATAGTTTTTTAAAACGTTATTCAGTTTATCTATAGACTCAGATACCATACTATCTAGTATTTCTTTACTATATACTCTGTTATAACTATAACTTGGTGTCTCTATTTCCCTATAGATATATATAGGTTTATTCTTATCTATTGAGTTTAGGATAGTTTGTAACTCATCTATTGATAATAGAATATTCGGTTCTACATAGTCTTGCTTACCAGAAATATTAAATTTATCTATATCACTTAATATCATCTTAATAGGTCTATATATACTATATAGTGGTTGTTCTATAGGACATGATAGAAACTCTTCAACTTGTAAATTTCTTTTATAGTAAATATATAGTAAAGCTACTAATAATATAACAAGTATTAATAGTTTTAACAACATCTTAATATATAACGACTTAATTTATTTAGAAATCATCAATTCTACCATAGCCATAGTAGTCATCATTTTGTTCATCTTGGTCATCTGAATCATAGTCCTCATCGTCGTCATTTTCACCTCTAAGCAATGGTTGGCCTTCATCATCGCCATTATCTCTAGCATACTGAGCTGCTTCTAAAGCATCTACGGCTGCTTGTCCATCTAATCCCTGGGCATTAGCAAAGTTAGCTACAGCTTCAGCATCTCTATCTACATTATCTCCTATATTTTCTCTATTATCATCTAGGTCTATATCTAAACCATCCTCACCTACAAATTTCTTACCTAACATAAATTGACGATAGATACGCTGTGTATCTTGGTCTTCTTTAGATAGCTTGTTGAACTTTTCTTTTCTAGCTATATTCTCATCGGCCTTTCTTAGTTTAATTACTTCTGCTACATCATTATCAGTAACGTTGGTAAACTTGTCCTGTCTATCTATAAAATTATATATATTCTTTAGAAGTTCATATACTAAATAACCTTCATCTTCCCCATTTAATTCTTCAACCGCATTAAAAATAGACTCTATAAGATAGAAAATAAGTTTTCTAGTAAATACTCTGACTATTCTAGGATGATTAATAAAACAATAGCTAACATTACCCTCTGGATTGATCATATGTTCTAAACCTACAATAGATATTAGAAATTCTTGGACAGAAGCAACATCTACATTAACTACTATATCACTACTTTCACCAATAGCCTCAAGGATTCTATCAAATATTTGCTTTTCACTAAATACTAAAGAGTTAATAATACTCATATCTTTACCTGTAGTAAAAGATTTCTTAAACTCAGTTAGTACCTTTCTATTATTAATCTTAGATACAATTTCTAATAGGTATCTAATAATTATACTATGATTATAGATTTCGTAGCTATAGCCCACCTGTTCTAAACGTAGTTCTCTAAACTGCTTTTCTAGGTTACTATTTTCATAGATACCCTCTATTTTGAGTGAATTAGGAATATCCTTGGTTATTTCACTAATTAGGTTATTAACCTTTCCTATCTTATCTAACTTTTGTTTAATAGTTTCTATTGATAATTTAGTAGTATTAGAGAATAGCTTGGATAGTTTATCTAACTTATCTAAATTAAATGAATAGTAATCACCTAACATATCACTGATACTATTATAAAACTGGTCTATATCCCCTACTGATAGGTTATTATACTTATTTTCTATACCTTTTTGTATATTAGTTAGGTTTTCAACTAAATCCTGTACTGTATCATCATCTTTATCAAAGATAGCTATAAATTTAGAAATAATGCTTGAAATCTGTGAATAAACTAGTTTCTTAGGACTAATCTCGACTAGGTCTTCTATTAAACTATAGCTATTCTTATAGACTATATTCTTTCTATCACTTTCAATTTGTATACTAGAAAGTCTTGTTTTTAATTCCTCTATAGACATAGATTTTGTTTCTAACTCAATCCTATCCTCAATTTCTTTTTTTATTTCACCAGATAAAACATCAATAACTACTTTACCATTGTATTTAAATAAGATTTTACATTTAAGTTCTAGGTGTGGTTGTATAGAATCGCCATATTTTTCTAATAGTTTCGCTTTAACCTTGCTTTCTAACTCATCTTTTGATATAGGAATATCAGTTTCTTCTATATCTTCTGAAAATTTCATACTTTCTGCTACAGTTTCTACCACTAGTTTATAGTCATTATCAAATAGTTCTCTAAAAATTCTTCTAGTACCATATAGTGGACCCTTATTTAAGTTTATAATAGAATGGGTTAGTTTTAGTTTTTCTACTAGTTTAGCCCGAACTTTTCCTAAATCATTAGATGTAGCCCTATCAAAGTACATATAGTACTGTAGGTCTCTACCTTTTGTACTATGGGTAAGAAACTGGATATTATTTTTAATACCACTAATTTGGTTAGACTTAAAAAATATATCTATCTTTTTTAGTGACCTTTCTAAAACAGTAATAGTATCATCTAAACCAAATACACCACTCTGTCTAAGTTTTTGTTTAAAATACTCATTATAGTTACTACCAATATCGTAATGAGCTATAATGTTAGTATAGTAAGATGGATTAGTATCTCCTGGATCCTCCTCAAATACTATATCATTAATAGTAGATATATATTTATAGGATAGTTTGTTATATATAAGTTTGATACTATCAAGAGTAGCTATTAAATTATCTGCCAAATCTCTCTGTAACTGCTTGTCTTCATTAGATATACTAGATTGGCTCATACCAGATACTCTTGTGTTAACAGTGTCAATTTGTTTTAATAGCGCATTATAATTATCAATTAAGTTATCAGCACTGGTTTCTTCATATACAAATGTTTCTACAAACTTAAGCTCTGGTAAAAACTCATTCCAATCATATTTCTTATCAATTTCTTTAGATTTTTCGTTAAGTAGAAGGTTAGTTCTATAGTCCTTTTTCAAATTATAGTTATCTATGATATCCTGGTGATTAGCGAATTTACCAAAGAATTCCTCTTTAATTATTTTAGCAAGTTCTTTTTCTATATCATTACTAAAAAAGTTTTTAATAAATTGGTTAGAGTTTGTAAAATGGTTGGCTTCTTTTGGATTAGCGTTAAATAGGTTAAACAAGTTTTTGCTAAAATAGTTTATAGTTTGATCTGGATTAATAAACATGTCTTTAATAAGTTGTCCCTTAGTTTTACGTTCTATAGCACTGCCCTTTACATAATAGTCAGGAATACTATTAATAATATAGTGAATCATAAATGAAATAGTAGATAGGACTAAATGATAACTCTCATACGCATTATATAGGGCATAAAATGGACCTTTTGGTTTATCACCAAAGGGTGGTTTACCATAGATAAGTGCGATAAGAGTTTTATATTTATTAGTAGTTAATAATATAGATAGATTTTCTTTCTCAATAGAACCATTGTCTTCTCTAAATTTCTTCTCATCTTCAATTAGGTGTTTGTTTTCTAAGTAATTAATAATAGTTTGATTTTTAGCAGTTGGAAGTACAGCTGTATAGAATACACCAAAACTATAGATAGACTTTTGATATTCTTGGGTTTTTTCTATTATCGCTTTAATGTCACTAGATCTCATCTGAATATTCACTACTTTTGCTATAGAATCTATAATTGATTTAATCTTTCTCTGTTCTTCTGTTAAAGTAGTTTCTAGCTTTAGTAAATCCATTTCCTCTTCTAATTCAGTATCTATGTTATCAACAACTTTCTCTCTAACACGAATAGCCTTATCATTTTTACCAAAACCTTCAAACTCGGATAGTTTAGCATAATCAATTATTTCACCACATGCTTTACATGAGGTATAGGCATCATTTGCTACGCCCCATTTACGTTTTACATTATTTAAAACTCTAGATTTTACCTGATTATCACTATAGGCAGACTGGGTTAATTCTACCACATGTTTACAAGCTATTGGAACATTTACCATTGGAAAATCATAGTAATAATGGGTACTAAATTCTGGACTATGTTCAGTATCCTTTTCATTTATATTTCTATTATATGGAATACCATATTCCTCAATAAATTTTACTAGTTCATTAGACATCAGATCAAAATCAGCTATACTCTTAATAGTATTAAGCCTATCTAGGATATTTTTTGGTGGATAGACTAATTTGGATTTTTCTAAAGCTGGAGCCTTTTCTCTAATACGTTTTTCCTTTTCAACTGTATAGCTAAGATAACTATATAGTCTCTCTAGACGATCCAACTTATCATATATTTCACTATCTATATTTTCTTTGTATAACAATACAGACATTAAGTTAGAAATTCTTGTAGTAACAAATTCCATATGTTTAAAAAACACAAGTGCTTTCTTGTGGATATTTTTATTATTTTCAAATAAACAGTCTTTATTACATATTTCTACTAGTTTACTATAGTCTTCTCTAAGAAAATCCTTATTATCACCACTATAACACTTAGCTAATCCATTATAACTAGCCTTGTCGATAGGTACCCAATAATCACTAATTCTTCTATATAGATATTTCTTATTATCAGTTTGTAAAATAGCTATATCACCATTTTTGATTTTAGTTTTATGGTTATCAGTTTGCCCATTTCTAACAATTTCTAGAATTTCATCTACTCTAGTTTTAATCTCATCATCTGTTTCGAATATGTAGGCGACCTCTAACTTACGATGTAAAATCCTACCTAGTTCTTCTAGTGCTAAACCAGGATTAGACTTTTCTATAGTTTTAAAAATAGCTAAGTCATTAGCAATAGAGTCAAATATTTTATCTACATAGATGGTTTTACTATCATCCGCATTTAGATCGGTTTTATTACTATATAGTTTTTTAATCTTAACATTAGCGCATTTATCATTATAGACATTATATTTCTTGCGTTCATTTGAGAAAATAGTTAGTAGTTCTTTTCTTTCTTCATTATAGTCCTTTAGTTTATTATAGTTAGGATAGAAAGGCATTTTTTCATCATCTCTAGCCATATCCCATTCTTTACCGGTAACTGCCAGATATTCTTTTTTAGCATAGTCTTCTATAATAGTCTCTACTATATCTTTAAAGTTGAGTTTGTTATTAATAAGGATTAGTTCGTAAAACTCTATACCTGCGTTATAGGTTTTATTTAGCTTTGATAAGAAGTCTATCTGTTTTAGAATAGTAGTATCAATTGTACCATAGTAATTTCTTGTAAAATCATACTGGTCTATCTTATATAGTCTAGAAAATTTATCAAATAGTTCAGCCAAATTAAATTTATTATCACTATTATTAATGAGTGCTCCATTGCTAATAAAGTGTTTATAGAACTCATTGCTATAGAATCTATAGTTAATATAGTTATTGATATAGTTTAAGATGATTTCTATATAGTATTTCTTATCATTTTGAGATGTATCAATATCAAGGTATAAGTAGTTTGCTATAAAACTAACAATAGTATCTTTACTAATACCATTGAAATATTCATTTACTTTTTTAGTTATATTAGCGCCTATTCTACTATCTAGTTTTTGGCTTGGAATTTGATATATATTTTTAACTATCTTGGATTCCTCACTCCATTTTATATTGATAATATCATCAAAGTATTGGTTAAAGGTAGAAACGTTTTCTCTGGACTGTTTATATCTTTTATCCTGGTGTTTTGCTAAGTTTCTAGCTAATACTAGGTTATTAACTAGTTTTCCTCTAATATTGTATTTTTTCATCATATCATAGCTAATTTCACGAAAATCCATACAATAAAAGTTGAGTAGTCTTTGAATATCTTTAAAGTTGTTAGACTCTTCTAACTTTTCTTTATTAATAGATAGGATAGTGTCCAGGGATGGTAAGATAGAATTAACCATATCGACATATTGGTTATTATCAAGTTCTTTATAGCTATTGTTGTTAAAAAAAATCATATAGTCATAGTTGATTTCATATGTGTTCCAGTCCATTTCTTCAGGAGTAGCTATTACTTTAATAGTTTCTGGATTGGGTTTTTTGAATTCACCTGTCTCATCTAATATAGTATAACCTGAATTGAATATTTTAGGATAAAACTTATTCTCACCGTCTTGTATTTCAGCACCAACTAATACATTTCTAGCAGTATTAATAGGCGATTTTATATATAAACCAACTACTATTAGGTTTTCTCCCTCTACTATATCTTTTGTTTCAGGTGGTTTTCTGATAGATCTATAGAAATCACTGGTTTTACTATTACCGGCATAGAAAATATCACCTGTTTTATTGGTACCATTACATGCCTTTATACGTCCATGTCTACCTTTACTTTCAGTATAGAAGTTTTGTTCTAGTTTATCCTTTAGCACTGATACTGGACCTTCTGCTAAACGCATAGCTACTTGTTGTACCGATTCTTTTGGTGTTCTAGGGTTAATAGTAAATGGTGAATTAGGGGTACAGTGACGAAAAACCATAGTTTGATTCTTAAGTTTTAGTGAATACCAATTATAGTGTTTTTCCCTATCTACATTTAAAAAAGGTCTATTAATAGGTTCAAATACTATAGTCTCTTCCTCGTCTTCATCGTTATTAAATTTAATAGTACCACCATTGAATAGCTTTTCAATAAATTGGTAGTAGTTTATAAACCCTTGTCTGTTGCCTTTAGATTTTGCGTAGGATTTATATAGTTCTATAAGGACTTTCATTTCTTGGCCCTGTTCTAAAAATGTATAATTTCTATATACAAACTCTTCGTTTTCCTTAGATTCCTCCTCTATATTTTGTAATGTAACAGAGTATAGTTTCTTGGAGTCTAAAACAATAGGATAAATATTAGAACCATGAAAGTTATATTCTAATATATGCTTCGCCTGTGGTCTATATTCACCATCTATTTTTTTTAGGGATTTTCTTGGTAAACCATCATTATCTATTTCTCTACTTTTTTCTATTAAATCTAGTAACTGTTGGGTTTCTAAGTCTAAACTATAACCATTCTTTCTACCTTCATATATAGTATTTAGTTCGTTAACTAGTTCTTGTCTATATTCTTCTTGACTATATTCAATATCCCATATAGATAATTCGGTTTCTTTTATTTCTATATCTGTTTTTATCTCTTCTCCTTCTACTAAAGTTTCATCTATAGGTTCTATTGGGATTAAACCAAGTTTTTTAGCAGAAACAATACCTAAAGCATTCTCTAATGGCTTTTCTAAATTTAAGATAATATTACCATATTGTTTTTCAACATTAGGATTTTTATTAACAAAAATAGCTATATTATTTTTACCAGTGGCAAATAAATAGGTATAGTTTTTAACTAGTGGATCTCGTTCACTATTAAATTGTACCTGGTCTAATGTCTTAAGACTATTGATAAAAGCTATTAGGTTATCGTTTATAGAAAAATCTACAATAGAATAGCTATCCATAATATATTTATAATAGTTATATATATTTTTTTTAAAATCTAACAATAGAGCTATCTTTTCTAAGAAATCGCTTAAAGATTTATACATAGGTATAGTTATAAGTTCTTATGCATCCTTTAGTACACAAGCTAAACTTAAATAGGCAATCTACAGATTCTGGTGATACTATTTGTGAAAAAGTAGAAAAACTAGGATTACAGATAAAAAAACTAGGCAACTTAGCTATAGTAAAATACCCAAAAGAACATAAGTTTTCTAAAGATAACATAATTCGTTGTTCTAGAGGACTCATTTTTGACCTAGAAAATAAAAACATAGTTAACTATTCATTAGATGGGGCATTAGATAAAGAAGAGTTTTTTGAGCGTGTAGATATTGGAGATATTGCTATTGAAAAAATAGTAGATGGTACTATGTGTAACCTATACTATTACAACAATAAATGGCGTGTTTCTACTAAGTTTAGTATTGATGCTTCTATCTCTAAATTTAGAAACCAGAGGTCATTTAGGGAATTACTCGATGATGTTATTAATTTAGATAAGTTACCATTAGATACCAAGTTTTGCTATAGTTTACTACTACAACATAGGGACAATAGAATAGTTACACCAATAAGCCAAAATAATGTATATTTTTTAGAGAGTACCAATGTTATTACTGGAGAGAAACTATTTTCTGATATAGGAATTTCACCTGTTCCATTGATTTATTTGTTTGGTCAAACTATGTCTAATCAGTTAGACTTGAGTAGTTTAGAAAAGATAGAAAACTATGTAAATAGTCTTGATTGGAAAGAACCAGGAGTCATGTTATTTTCTAAAGATAGAAAATATAGATGTGCTATTTATAACCCGAACTATCTAAAAGTTAAGGAATTGTTAGATAACCAGTTTAATATTAAATACTTATTAACTAAGTTATTAGTGAATAGTGAATATATTAAGGTAGGTGAAATTTTAAGCTACTATCCAGAATATAGACCAATATTTTTAGAAGTACAAGATGCTATTGGTGAATACTGTAATAGGGCGTTTGAGTTTTATTTTAAAACTAAGATTTCTAGAGACAAGGAATTTATAGAAATCCCTAAAGAATATAAGAAAATCATTGTAGACTGCCATAATAGATATAAAGAAAGTAGAGAAAAGGGTGAACATGAGTTTAGAGTAAATATATCAGTAGTTAGAGAAGAGTTACAAAAATATGATATAGCCTTGGCTTATAGTATGATTTTCCCTAAGAAAAACTAAATAGATTTATAAAAAAAATAAGTACTATATTATTTTTTTTATAAATAACCTGCTGGGTCATCTAATACAAATGATGGCTCCCCTAATCCAATTTTATTTATTAATTCTTTTTTAATTTCAACTACATTTTCTAATGCTGCTCTAAAAGCATCTATAATTATACATGTATAGATATATTCTCTCTTAGCTAGATAGGTTTGACTTGTTAAACACTTATGTAAGGCCTGTTCATCCATAGTAAGTTCTGAAAAGTAGTTTTTATTAAAGAAACTTGGTAAAAGTTTATTAATAGTATCTTCAACATCATTATCTAATGTATATAACCACTCTACCTCCTCAATTAATGGATGATCCATTCTATAACCAGCATAGGAACATATAGGTTCTTTACTATCTATGACTTGTTTTCTAAGATAATAGTTTACTAGGTTACCAATAGTATGATTCTCACCTACTGCTTTTACAACATAACCAGTATTTTTACCAGGAGCTTCTAATATAATTACTTTAGGATTAGTTTTTACTCTAACTATATCAGCATCATCAATAGTAATCTTTATAGACTTTAATATATCTTTGATAGTTAAGGTTAACATAGTAATACCATCAATAATAATTTGGTCTGGTGTTTTAAATCCAATGGTTTCTACTGAAAAATTGACTATAGGATTATCATCTATTTGAATATAGACTCTTTCTCTATCTAACAAGTTAAAAGAACGTCTAAGCTCATCAACCTCTTCATTTGAATATTCACTAAGACCCTTAAGTTTTCTTTCCGCATTGATATACTCTAATTTTTGTCTAAATCTTCTATCAACCTCTTTATCATTATCTATTTCAAATGAATATGTAACTGTACCAGTTGGATCATGTCTAGCATGTTGTTTACCCTGTCCAATTTTAGGAATACAAGTTATATCTAACTCTTCACCATCATCTTCATTGGAAACGTTAGATTTAAGTTTATTAATAATGATTGGATATTTAGTATATGGATCAAGTGGGAAGAAACTATGGATATCTATGTTCTCCATGTTATCAATTTTAAAGTGTTCTGTAGTAATTTCCAACATACCATCTTTATCTCTACTATTTTTCATACTAAGATCATTTTTAACTTTAAGACTAAATATAGGCTTTTTACTTTCATTTTCAAAGTAGAATTTTCTAACACCCTCTACTAAGTCAAATTTAGAATGAATTTTAAGACTAGGATTGTTCATATTGATTGGTAACAACGATAATCTATGAGAAACAAATTCATTATGTAATGCGGATGTATTTTTATCTATAATAATAGACATTTTAGATTTATCTTCATAGTATGTATCATCAAATGTAACTGTAGGTACCATACTAGAAAATGCTCTTCTAATAGAATTAGCTAATGGCACTGGTGTTTTAGATAGTTTAAAACTAGTTTTAATATGTATATTGTTAACTACTAATTTATCAACGTTAGATATAGACATATTTTATGATATATTGATATAATAATAAGATTTTAAATCAAAATTTTACAACACAAATATATAGTAGATAAGTTAAAAGCCTGAAAAAAAATATATCTGGGTTATATAAATGTCTAGTAAACCAATATTATTTTTCTCTAGAAAGTGTAATAATTGTATTACATTATGGGATAAGTTATCTAAGGAACATAGATTAGATGATTTTGTAAAGATTTGTGTAGATAATAACAATAAAATTCCACCAATGATTAGAGAGGTACCAACTATATTTATTAGCAAAGACAAACCATTAATTACTGGAATGGCTATAGGTATGTTTTTAAATACAGTTCCTAATAAACCACAGTTTCAACCTACTAATCAACCGAGACAACCATTACAACAGCAAAGTGGTAGACAGGAAAATTTTACTGGACAGCAGCAAACGCAGGGGACAACACAACAAATTAATAGAAACGCACCATTATCATCAACAGACGGTACAGAAAACATTCGTGATTTTAATCCTATAGAGATGAGTAGTAATTGGAGTGATAGCTATTCTTTTATAGAGGATAACCCAGAACCATTAGATTTTTCTTTTCAATTCTTAGGTGGTAGTGATAGTTCAC